GGTGCGTTTGAGCCAACCCAGTATCTAAAGTCATTGACTTCTCCGCCCCATCTTGCGACAACATTTGCTTTGAAACCTTTAGTGTCTTCATCTCTGAAGAAGTCAAAAGTCAAAGGCATTCTGTTATATGCTTTGATTCCTGATTTAGCTTTACCGATTGCCCAGAAAGTTGCTGTATCTAAGTATCTCCATACAATAACTCTGAATAGATTCTGAACTGTGTTTATGTCGTTCTGTGCCGAACCTATCTGCAAGGTATTAGCCATAAGTTTATCAGCCTTCCATTTTAACTGCGGAGGGACTAACAATATATCTGGCTGAATTTGCATCTTATCTCCTCTTGCATCAACCGCATTCGTAACAGTCATTAAATCATAAGCTGTCTGAAGATTAGTTTCTGTGAGGCTTAAAGCCAATGCATTGTAATAAGTATCTGTGCCGCTCGGATGAGCTGGTCTTAGATTATCACTTAGATTAAAGAACGGTTCGCTATCGTAGCACAAATCGCCCGAAGCATCTGTGTTGCCGGGAACACTACCATTAAATATATCGTGTCCTGAAGTAAAACCACCTTTATTAAAGAAATCACTATAATAATTTTCCTTTGAGATGATATACTTTTCTGTGTATTTACTTGCAAACGCAGTGACCATATTTGATATTTTTGTTGGAGACATATCCATCACCTGCTCCATCGTGAATTCTATGCCTGCTGCGAATGTATCGTTCCTGCCTTGAACGGTGAAACCTTCCATCGCATTCTGATATGTGATTGGTTCACCTTCCGGTTTAACGTCTAATTGTCCGACCCCGATTGCGCTGGTCGATTGCTCGAATGCGCCCTGCGAGTCAAACCCCTCAAATAGCTCTGTGTAAACCGGAGCGACTTGAGGATATGATTCTAACGAATAGGCATACATATCTCGTACTAAGCCTTTCGTAAATTGATCTCGTCCTACTGCCATTATATTACCTTTCTAATTATGTGTCTGCTTGCCACGTGAATATTTTAACTATTGCGTCAGTTGTAGTCCCACCTTTGAGTGATGTGCCGAGTCCTACGATTCTTGCTACATCATCATCAGTGGTTGCTACATCTAATGTTTGTTGTGCGCCGTTATTCGATGGCGGTGTTGCTATATCTAAAGCATCACCAAGATTAGACCTCGTTATAGCAGCATCTAAAGGCACTAAGAATCTCGCCTTCCTATCTACAATAACCTGAACTTTATCTGTCCCACTCGAATTTGACTGCCAATATGAAGCGGTTGAACCCGCACCCATACCTTCCGGTACAAGTACCCATCCGTAGATTTCATTTGCGCCAACAGCGACTGTCGTGACTAACCCACTCCCATCAAGGTAACAGAAAGCCGCGCCCTCGTGGGCGAATTTCATACTTGCTGCGACCAGGTGCTCTTCCACCTGTACGTTAGGTGTAAGACATCTATATTTTAAACTTGCCATTTTAATCTCCTTTTTTAAGCTGTATCAGCTTGGAATGTATTTATTTTAACTATGCCATCAGAGGTAGTCCCGCCCTTAAGCGAAGTACCAAGCCCTACTAATCGAACAGCACTCTGATTAGCTTCCCCGACATCAATTTTCTGGACTGTTCCATTGCTTGATGCTGGTAGTATAAAGTCCATCGCATTGCCGATATTAGCTCTTGTGATTGTATCATCTAACGGTACTAAGAATCTGGCGTCTTCATCTACTACAACCATAATCTTAGATGTTCCACTTGAGTTTGCCTGCCAATAAGCATCACTGGAACCATCTCCTCTACCTTGCGGTACAAGTGCCCATCCGTAAATGGATGCTTCATTATTGATGCAAACCCTTGCTAATCCGCTACCGTTAAGAATCACAAAATGTGAGCCTTCATGAAAGAACTTTTCATCTGCTTTCACTAAATGTTGTTCTACCGCTACGTTAGGAGTCAGGCATCTAAATTTCAAACTTGCCATATTTTTTTCCTTTACCAGTTCAGTTGTTCAACTGTTCCTTTTTTAATTTCTTTGTTTTTCTGCAAAATGTCGTAGTAATCTTCTTCAGATAGATTACGGTCTTTTGCAGCTTTCTTTTCTGCCGATGTTAAAGTGAAATCACCCCGCTCTTTTGCGTCACCATCATCGCCTTCGGGTTTCTTTTTAACACCAAACAATTCAGGGTAACTTTCTTTTATTGGGCTAACTAATTCCTTGAATCCTTTAATGGAATCACCCTCCACCTCAAGTTTGTCAATGTCGAACTTAGTCACTACCAATTCGGGATATTTTGCATCTGCTTTCATTAAGTCGTTTATCAACGTACTTTTTTTGCCGGTGAAGATAATATCTTCGTCTTTTTTGGCAATCTCCAATTTCATATCATCGATTGTCTTTTGAAGTTCCTTGTTACCCTTGTTCTCCGATTTCAACTTATCCAACTCTGCTACGAGCATATCTTTAGATTCTGTTAAAATCCTTTTCTGTTCAGATACTTCATTTAATCTCTGTGTAACTACCTCATTCATTTTGTCTTTGGTTATGAGTGAACCATCATCTTTAACGTACTTCTCATCTTTAGCGGCGATGATTACCTGGTGTCCGTCAAGCTTTTCAGAGACTTTTAAGAAAAGTTCTTCACCTATTAATTCCTTTAGTTCCATTACTACTCCATTTTTTTACCCGGTAAGTCCGGTATGAGTTTAAGAATTTACGCCTTCTCTGGCTATTTGTTCAAGCCTTGATACGGGCTTGGAAAACTTTGCTTCGTTTTCTTTATTGTATTTTTTATTTCTCTCTATTTTTTCCTTTGCTTCAATCTCTGTTAAATCGGGGTTGTCCTGTCTCACCCAATCAACCGGTGTCGATAGTCCGTTAAGTTCTTCCCAATCCCTTTGTAGTCTCAATTCTTCCGGTGTTTTATGAATTATAACATCTGCGAAATCTACTTTCAAAGTCAATCCATCGGGAATCTTTTTTAACTTGAATTGATTGCCTACCCCGGTTCCCACGAAACTATTATTAACGGCTTTGGTAATATTGTATCTATGTTTTTCATAATTCCTTAACGGCTCAATATCATCCTGCCTTAATTCCATCTGGTCAACTGCATCCATTACTTTCTGATAATCTGAAGTATCTTTAATCTCTGAAATAATTTCACTACCCCTTAATCCGTTAAGCCCTGCGATATACATTATATACCAATCTATTGTGTCCCTGACTGCTTCAATCTGCGGATTAGTGCCTACAAACTGTAAGCTCGGAGTTACGTCATCGGTTTTTACATCGTCAATCGTTAGCGGGTGTGAAACGCTTGCTCTGACTTCTGACTCACCTTCTATTACTCTGCCTTTTTTAGACAACCCAAGATTAGTCCCGACCATAACGCCCTCGCCGAGTATTATGTCCCGGTTAACAAGCTTGGTCAATAAGAAATTAACTTGCTCATTTACATTTACAACATCGTTCTTCCCTTCGCCCCATCCGTCTTCGCATTCTTCCATTATTAATAGTGCAAACGGGATTACATCAAAGGGGTTTTCATTATTATCACGGAGCCTGTTTACATTATCTTTCTTCGGGAGATTCATTTTATTGCTGTTCGCATCCCGCATATATAAAAGCTTATCTGTCCAATAGATTTTGAACTCCTCTAACTCACCGCTTTTACCGATATAATATTTGGTATAACTGACCTCAATGATATTCCCGTCGCTATCTACAACAATGTCGTACAAATGAGATGGACGTGTTTTATATTTTATCTTCCCGGTCTTTTCATTGAACATTACTTGGGTTAAAACAGTATTTTGTAATGAGCCTAATCTGTGTGCCCTTTTATCTTGAATGTTTATATCCGTAGGAAGAACTTCATTGTATTGGTTGCTTAATTCTTTTTCCTTTTCTGCATTCGGGTTAATTTCTTTTTCAATCTCCTCACCCTCATCATTGGTGGTCTTTTCTATTTTAATCTTTTTATCTTCAAAGACTGTCTGCCTTATTGCAGGTTCTCTATAAACAATAGCCATTTGGTCAATGATTTTCTTAGCGAGGTTTACAAACTGAAGCTGCATTTTTTCCACGTCCTTAGGAGCGTAAGTAAGTTCTAACGCAGTCTCTAAGTAATTTTTAATTTCGTGACTATTACCAGAATAATAAACATATTGTTTCTTCTGGTCTTTAATTCTTATTATGTTTTTGTCGTACATATCTTTATGGAACGCTAAGATTAAATCGTTAAACACATTAGTAAATCCTCTTGATAAGAAGCAAAGTTCTTGTACCGCCCTCTTGACTGCCGACCAATTGAATATATCTTAACCCTGCGAACATTCTTGGGTCAAGCCAAACCCAAGTATTAGATGCCATCGTTATTGTTAAGGCAGTACCGTCCGAGTCTGTTACGGGGTCAAAAGTCCCAGTTAAAGTAGTACAGGCTTTAACGGTAAAAGATGTATTAGTCCAAGTCCCATCAAACCATAACCCGATTAACCTTATCTCGTTTCCACCGCCATAATCTTGTAAAAGCTTCTCTGTATCAAACCCCACATCAAACGTATCTGTTGTTGAGGTGTTCGTCCAAGTAACCGGAGTATAAATAAGAT